GTCACGGTCGTTCACGGCACCAGAACTAGGGAGTCCTTCCTCGTCAAGGGTGTTAGTGTACGGGGATTCAACTAGTTCTCGATCTAAACTTATGGTGGCCCAGGGATGATACATAACATTGATGAGGGCTCGCCAATGGCGGAGAGATTCGATAGGTAAACCTAATCTGTTGGAGATACAATCTTCCATCAATGGTATGTCATTTTCGTCCTGGGGCCAAGCACCTTTTCCACAGTCATCACTGTCAACGGTCAACCAGTAGGGCTTCTCTTTATCTTGACCTTTTCGCGTAAAACGCTTCGTATCAGCAGCGACCTCAGTATCGTAAAGTTGTATAATTCGGTTACAGAAGTCACTGATAATGGGTGTTAAACGGTCAGTAGCTAGATAGCCTTCTAGGCGGTCTGTTGCGGCAGTGGCTAACGGTACATTAGGATCACGGGCAGTGAGGTGCAGCTTGCGGAAGGTCCGCAGCGGGTCCTGGAAACTGGTGGTGGTGGTCCATGGGTCAGGATAGACCCTCGCCAGAAAAGTCAAACCTTCACCAGGAACGTATGGTACGATCTTCACACTCAAACCCAGTTGATCACAGACCCAATTGATGGTTGAGCCCAATTCACGCCTCGTAATACCGTCATCGCCGAACTTCGGTCCAAGCATTTTCATCACCCAATTGGGTGGTACTTCGGGATATTTCTTCCTTATGGCACAGTATTCGACAAACCCATCGGCGATGGTGTTTAAGTCACAGGTTGTTGGGGCTCCACTCTTTACCCCAACCCCGGGATCGTAGCGGAATCCAAAGCGCTTAGCGCGCCCTGGACAAGATATTAACATATCTAGGTAAGGTTGTAACTCACTATGAAACTGGGGATTGAAATATCTCAGGTAGGTGGCGTTCATAACATGGCGCTGCATCCAACGGGAAACAGTTCCGTCAAAGTTGGAAAAATCAGTCTCAGCTGGCTCTGCAATATCCGCAACGTACTCCTGCACTCTCTTAGCTATTAACTTTGGGGTAGAGCCGGGTAGAAACCAGTGGTTGTGTTCTTCTGAGTGGAATACTTCATCGCGACACTTTAGTGTGTAACGTGAAAACATGAGTAAATACCGCATGTCGGGGAAGGAGGATATGATTCGACCATCCTTCATACAAGGTTCATTCTTTAAGAATGCCTCGATCAACGGTCTCGGCTGTATGTCGACCGTCTCCCAAATTTGCTTGATGCCCAAAACTTGCGACGGTTTTGTCAAAGCATCAACGGTATCTTCGACCCCATAAGGGACGCCAGTACCCGCGATGCTCTGTGGAATGACTAAATTAACAAATTCCTTCGCGAACTGGTGCATCATTTTACTACGCGGCACTTTCTCGTTCTTAACAAATTCCACCCTTCT